AGAAGAAATCGAGAGAAAGATGTTCGAGGCAAAAAAAAAGGAGACCGAAGTCTCCTTTTAAAATGATCTCTAAGAGATTCTTTTTATTATTACAGATATTAGGCGAGGATATTGTCCACGCGGAAAATACGGTAATATTGATTGCTCTTAGCAGCAGCAAGACCATCAGCAGGTGTTTGACCAACGAATGGGTTAGATGCCATACCATAACGAGTCTTGAACCCGATACGTGGTTGGAAGTCATCTTCGCCAACCGCACGTACCATCTGAAGAGGAACGTATGGGCAGTAGAAAACACCAGCGTCATATGGGTTTGTACCCTTATAACCAACAGTTACATAATCAGCAACTGCATATGGGTCGATATAGACGCGAGTACGACCATTCAGAACACCAGCAAAGGTGTTACCTGTATCGTCTACTGACAAGTTAGCAGAGATAGCAGGTGCATAGTCGAGCATACCAGAAGCAACAAGAGCAGTAGCAACATCTGAAGAACAGATGATTACGTTACCCTTACCGCGACGAGTTTCTTTAGCAATAACGTTTGCTTCGCGCTCTAATTGAACTAACAGACCCTTGAACTTCTCAACAGACCAACGACCGTCAGCATCAGTTGAAAGGTCAAAAATACCTTTAGTTTGGATACCCTGTTGCAAACAACCTGTCTTAGCTTGACCGTTAATAGTACGGACAACTTCTCGGTTAATTTCAGCGAGGATTTCAGTTGACAAGATGTTTGCCAATTCTGTTTCAGCGTCAAGACCGTGGATCGCGCGCAAGTCTTGTGCGAGTTCCAAAGAGTATTCGGCTTTCAGGGCACGTGAACGAGCAGTAACAGTTGCCTTCTCGATTGTGAAACCCATTTCTGCGAAAGCAGAACCAACGCCCAAGTTTTCAGCGTCAGCAGTAGGCATGCCTTGAGTTGCAGGGGGTGTACCCAAACCTGCAGGTGCAGCGCGGTCATCGTCAATAGATGAGTCAGTGTTTGCATCAGCAACACCAGACAGACCTGAAGGACCACCAGTTTGTGACAAAGAAGAGTCGCCAGAATACGGTGACATAGGCTCTTGAAACAACGCTTCGTCGCCAGTAGTGGCGCCGCCGCGAGTTGTCTTGTATCGTGACTTCATAGCGAAGATCAGACCAGTCGGTCCAGTCATCGGTTGAACGCCACACAAGTCATATGCCATCAGGTTCGGCATAGCGCGACGAACCAAAGCGATCAAGACTGGATCCCAGTTCGCGCCGCCAGGACCACCGGTCACTGCTGCGTTAGTGTTTGTTGGTGCTTCGACGAGCATTTCGTTCTGCTCGCGGAAAGCGACTTCTTGGTTTTCTAAAACGGCAGCAGTAACTGCTCGTCGGTGATGATCGGTGATCTTGCCTGCTGATTCTTCATTCAGAACAGGAGACCATTTCTCAATCAGTTTATCGTAAGAAATTTGCATTTTTTACTCCTTAGTGGATTTCTTAATTGCTTGAAGATACCTAGCCATTGCAGTGTTATCTGCTACAACAGGCGCTTCCCAATCTTCTTCGATTTCTTCTACATCAGATGAAGTTTTCTTAGAGAAGTATGCTTCTTTGACAGTTTTAACTTTCAAAGAAAACGATGCTTCGTCTTCGAACTCTAATGTGGATACGAGAGATTCTAATTTTTCGATTTCTGTATCTGCGAGATCACGTGAGGATTCGCGAATTACCGCTTCCCTCAGTGAACTTTCGAGTTTAACAGAAAGTTCGATTGCTGATTCAGTTTGAGCGTTGAGTTTTGATTCCAACTCTTCAACTTGCTCAGCGAGTTCGTCAACTAGGTCTACTTTGGATTCGGGAACCTCAATATAAGATTCTTCGAACAGGTTGCGCAGACTTGACATGAAATCTTCAGCGATTTCAGTTCGAAGTCCAGTTGTGATACCAACCTTGTTTTCTTCCATCCATGTTTCAACAACATAGTTAAGATAGTTATCAACCTTTTCAACGAGATCATCACGAGTAACTTGGATTTCTTCGTCGAGTTTAGTTTGATATTCATTCTCTAAACGCTCTACTTCTGCAGAAACTTTAGAACGAATTGCGGTTTCAAAGATCACGGCAGTTTTTGCTTTGAATTCATCAGAAAGCGTCGCTTCCGATTCAACAAGAGCACTGAGGTCATCAGAAAAATCGTATGACGTTTCTGGTAGTTCAACTACTTCTTCGTCTGCAATATCTCCGAGTTCTTCAGACATTTTAGCATATGCGGCAGTCAGTTGGTCTTTCTTCATTCCAGACAACTTTGTGTACATAGCATTAATGAATGCTGCTTTGGTCTTTGGCATTGGATCGGCTGCTTTTAAGTTATCCCCTTTACGAGCGGGAGCACGTTTTGTGCCGTCTTCTGCCTTTTCAACAGATGCAATTGATTGTGCTTCTGCGTTTTTCATGTCGTGAGTTTGTTCTTCCTCGAGTTCGATGTCCTCATCAGGAAGATCAACACTCATGTTTTCTTCAGTCATGTCTTACTCCTTTAAATTTGAAGATTTGAGCAACGAGAGGAAATTTTTAAACTCACGAACCTGCGTCTCATATAGAGCAGCACGCGGAGCTTTTTTAATTTCTGTCTCCATTTCTTCAATCACTTGAGGTTCAATAATGCCATTATTCCAAACCCATTCGACGCCTTCCATTATCCCATTAACGAATGCTGCTGGCGCTGAAGGATCTTGTACAATATCAACTGTATTAAGAATAAAATCGTCTTTGACGACCATGTAACCATTACGACTCTCAAGACTACCCATACCACGAGTTGAAACACCTAGTTTGACTCCCCCATCAAGAAGACCTTTAACAATCTTGCCATTCGGAGTATCTAATATAGATGCTTTTCCAATAACATCATTACCTTCCCATTGGAGGGCAGTGATGAGATGTGAAACTTTGTCTAGATTTACTGACGGACCTTCGGGGTGATTTAATTCACCCACTGCCCTTTTTGTTTTAACTTGGGTTTGAACGTATTGTTCAACTGCTTTTTCCATGATGGGGCGCGGATAGATTCGACCGTTGCGGTTCTTCTGTTCCGCTTGCGCGAAAACGCCTTCGATGGCATAGGATTTACCGCCACCTTCTTTTGCTTCTGTAATCACTTCAAGATCTTGATCCTGATATTCAGCAATTAATTTCATCCACGCATTCCTCTTAATTCTTTAGCAAATTGCGTTCCGACCTTTTCCGCTTCTTTCTGCGAAGGATACGAATCCAATTTTTCGCCATCAATAAAAACAGTAAATTTTGATCCTGTCTTATAAATCTTTAAATCGGCGCCAGCAATCTTCTTGTTGAAGATGTGCTTGTTCGCCGGAATCTTGTCTTTTCTTTTTTGTCTAATTTCAAATATTGACTTCATGACAATTATTTATAACAGAAAAAATCTTAAGAAATTTACTCTGTTTCCTCGCCCGAAACTTCGAGTTCATCAGCAAATTCTTCTTCGCCTTCTTCGGCATTATTGAAGATATTGTTTGCTAACCCAATTCTTGTTTGGTCTAGCGCAGTTTGCACCCTATCGTCAAGCAGGTCTTTGAACTGATTTTCGGCGGCGGAATACTCTTTAGATGAGACAGAATTGAGAAAATCGTGAATTCCTTGATTCTCTAATTCGGGGGAAGGTGTTTCTTGATTTTCGATATCACTTGTTTCAAATTCTGACATATTATAATCCTCATATTAAAAAAAATAATTTAAAACCATACGGGGGGAAAGGTCCCCCCGATGGAAATTACCACTTCTCTAAGGTTATATATGCCTTAGATAATTACTGTATTTTGCTTATACAGATACTTGATGACGAACAATCTTATAAGAAGGTTGTTCACCACTTTCTGCGACAGCAGAAAGTTCTACATCAGATCCACTAATAGCAGCAGAGAATGTTGCGAGTACGCCATTAGACTTAATCACACCAAACTCAGTAGTCATAGCAGTTGAGCTACCATCATGCAATACCAAGATCTCAGAAGTCTGGTACTTACTACCAGAAGAGACCTGAATTGTGAATCGAGCAGAACGCCAGTCCGCGATCGCGAATGACGAAATCACCTGAGTTGCTCCTGCAGATCCAGCAGCAGGGGTAGCGCTAGTGTCAATCAAAGCGACGTCGTCAATCTTAACAGAACTGAATTGAACGTCGTCAGTTGTTGCTACTGCCTGACCGATTGCAATTACACCAGTTGCTGGAGTATATGTTACGCCAGTACCAGCAGAAATAGCATTTTTAGCAGCAGAGTCTGCGCGCGATGCAGTATAGTACAACTTATCGCCTTCAGCGAGGTCAGTTGTTGACATAGTACCAAAGTCTGAATCAAAACGTGCTGTCTGATAGAACAACTTATCGCCTTCAGCAAGATCAGTTGTCGACATAGTACCAAAGTCTGAGTCAAAGCGTACTGTTTGGTAGAACAACTTATCGCCTTCGGCGAGGTCGGTTGTTGACATAGTACCAAAATCGCTATCGAAGCGTACTGTTGTATAGTACAACTTATCGCCTTCGGCGAGGTCAGTCGTTGTCTTAAGGGCAAAATCGCTATTGAAGTAAGAAGTTTTGTAATACTTATTCGTCAGACCTTCGGACAAATCGTCTGATGTCTTAGTACCAAAGTCTGAATCAAAACGTGATGTCTGATAGAACAACTTATTGCCTTCGGCGAGATCAGTTGTCGACTTATCACCAAAATCGCTATCAAAACGTACTGTTGTATAGAACAACTTATTGCCTTCGGCGAGATCAGTTGTCGACATAGTACCAAAGTCTGAGTCGAAACGTACTGTTGTATAGAACAACTTATCGCCTTCAGCAAGATCAGTTGTCGAGTTATCACCAAAATCGCTATCAAAACGTGCTGTCTGATAGAACAACTTATCGCCTTCGGCGAGGTCGGTTGTTGACATAGTACCAAAGTCTGAATCAAAACGTACTGTTGTGTAATACAGATTATTTGAACCTTCAGTAACATCATCAGTTGTATTGGTCAAAGAACCAAAAGTCAACGCGCCTGTTACTTCCATAGC